GAAGGAGAAGGTATGCCTCCAGGAGTTAGTTCTTTTAGAGAATATAGTATTGTAGTTAAGAAACCTAGTAAAACTTAAGGAGTAAATTATGAGTAACGAATTAGCAATATTAATGCAACAAAACCCAGCCCTACTTCAAACAGGGCTAGACGCAGATACACTAGCGGTAGCTGGTGGTGGTGGTAACAACGTCACTAAACGTATCTCAATTAAAGGTGGCGTATTCCGTAAATATGCAGGCGGTGAAGAAGTTGGTACGATTGAAGACCGATCAATGAATGTAGTCTTTATCCGTATGGCTCACAACGCATCGAGAATGTATTACGCATCATCATACAAAGATGGCGAGAAAATTGTACCTTCATGTTGGTCTACTGATTCTCGTACACCTGATACTGATGTGCCAAATCCTCCCGCAAGTTCATGTGACCAATGTCCATATAGCGTTAAGAACTCTGTAGCAGGTAATGGTTCAGCATGTCGTTTATCATGGAGAACAGCGGTTACAGTACCGGGTGATCCAAGTAATGACATCTATCAATTAGTATTACCATCAACATCATGTTGGCAAAAAGAAGATAATGGTAAGTGGGGTTTCAGACCTTATGTACAAATGTTAGCTAATAATAACGTTGGCGCAAGTAAGATTATTACTAAGATGCAGTTTGATACTAAGTCACCTACACCTAAACTATTATTCTCGCCTGTCGGTGTATTAACACCTGAACAATTAGTTGACGTAGAGAAACAAGCTAAGTCTCAAACAGCTGATAACTATATTAAGTTAACTGTATATAAACCTAAAGAAGAAGGCGAAGCACCTGCACCACAAGCGGCGGCTCCACAAGCTCAACCTGTTGCAACACCTCAGACAGCAAGTGACGTACAGTCAGACGTGGTAGTAGAGCAACCTACATTAAGAGCTGAACCTGCACCTGTACAGAAGCCAAATGATGTAAGTAGCATTGTTAAAAAATGGTCAGTTAAAACTTAAGGATAATTATGGCTAAGTGTTATAGCGAACAATACCTACTTAGTTTAAACGGCCTTAACGAAAAAAGATTAGGTGTGCAGCTTGGTAAATTATGTGTTAAAGCTAATCTGCCACCTAAACTTATTGCGAATGTATTAGGCGTGTCTCGTATGTCAGTATATAGTTGGTTTAGAGGAAAACCGATACGAGAAAGAAACATAGACAAAGTTGAGAAACTAATGGATATTCTCGGAGGATATTTTGAGGCGGGGCAATTGCCTGTGCCAAGTACTATCGATGCGAAAATATTTATTGATACTAAAGTTATCGACAAACTATAAAAACGTAGTAGAATAGAATCCTCCCTAGTGATAAATAGAAAAACGCATTTTAAGTGCGGCGGGATACTGTTGACTAAAAATTTAGGAAACTGCAAATGATGAAAGAATTTTATAAGAAAGCACTGCCATCTACAGGCGTTTATTGTGTAGCTACGATTGATCCAATAGCTAAATTAACTAGACATAAATTCGTAGAAAATATAGATGAGCTTGCGGAGTTCGTTGAATCAAAAAAGAATACCCTCACCAACATCTTTGTTGCACTTAGTTCATTTAATGGATACAGTCGCAAGGCTGATGAGGCGAAGTCTGTTAGATCATTCTTTGTTGATCTTGATGTAGGTGAAGGTAAGGGCTACAACTCAAAAGACGAAGCAGTCCAAGCGATTGATCAATTCGTACTAGAACATAATCTTCCCCCTCCTGTTAAGGTGGACTCGGGAACTGGCATCCATTCTTATTGGCTTTTTGATCGTGACATTCCTGCGTCCGAATGGAAACCTTATGCAGAAAAATTTAAAGACTTTTGCTTAACGCACGGTTTAAACATAGATCCTGTAGTCACTGCTGATCTAGCTCGCATCTTACGTTGCCCTGATACATTCAATCAAAAGACTATGCCTCCCTCACCTACCAAAGTTATAGGAGAAGATTTACCTATCTATATATTCGACGAGTTTAAAGAGTTCTTAGGTAATCTTGAACCTAGTCTTGCAGAGATATTACAGGCCGCACCTAAAGGACTAAGTGAAGAAGAACGTAAAGCACGTAAACTAGATAATTATGAATATAGTTTTAAAAAGATTGCGCAGACAAAAGGTTGTGCACAGATTAACTTCATTATAGACAACGCTAAAACATTACAAGAGCCTGTATGGTGGAGAGGTTTATCTATTACTCAACATTGTGAAGATAGAGAATCCGCAATCAAACTTATATCAGAAGGCCACCCAACCTATAATGAAAGAGAAGCATTTGCAAAAGCTGCAAGTACTCAAAGAACAGTTGATAGAGACGGTAAACCTAAAGGCGGACCTCATACTTGTGAATCTTTTGAAGATGCTAATCCAGGCATATGTAATGGATGTCCTAATCGTGGAAAAATTAGTGGTCCGATAGAACTTGGAAAAATATTTAAAATAGCTGTCGAAGAACCGATCAAACCATTAGATCAATCTATGTCAGTTCAGACTATTGAGCATATTAAGGAACATGCAGAAGTAGTCACACGGGGTTTATCATCGTTGCCCGAGGCTCTCTATCCGTTTGTATATGGTAAGGAAGGTGGTATCTATTGTATGCCTGCCCCCAAATACGATACAGACGGCGTGCCTATTCCTGGTGATCCAATAGTTGTTACATTGTATGATCTATTCCCGTTGAAGAGGATTTATAGTCCCGCAGACGGCGAGTGTTTATTAATGAGAGCGATATTGCCTAAGGACCCTGAGCGGGAATTTTTACTTCCTATGAGCAAAGTATTCGCAGTAGAAGATTTAAAAAAGATTATCTCGTCTCAAGGTGTTTTATTTAATACAGATGCCAAAGGAGGCCAATATCTTATGAATTACATAGTTAAATGGGGTCACTACCTCACAAATAAAAATGCCGCAGAAATCATGCGAATGCAAATGGGTTGGACGCCCAATCAAGAATCCTTCGTAGTAGGAGAATCAGAACTATTACGAGACGGTAAAGAAGTTACATCACCAACATCACCTTTATGTAAGAGTATAGCTAAACACTTAACACCCGCAGGTTCTTATGAAGCGTGGAAAGAAGCCGCTAATAAACTTAGTAAACCTAGTCTTGAACTACATGCGTTTACTTTGTTAACTGGGTTTGGCTCAGTCTTAATGAATAAGACCTCGACATCAGGGGTAACTATATCTTTAACAGGTGAATCAGGTGCAGCCAAGACAGGCGCGCTATATAGTTGCTTATCTGTATGGGGTAATCCTAAAGACCTATCGGTGCTAGAAGCTACGGCTAACGGTATGACAGGACGTTATCTAGGGCTACACAATATTCCATTTGGTTTAGATGAAGTGGGTAATATTCAACCTAAAGACTTATCACAATTAATCCACAAAATTTCACAGGGTAAATCTAAAATCCGTATGCAAGCATCAGTCAATGCAGAACGAGATCACGAGATGTCAGCATCCTTGATTGCTATATTTACTTCTAACCAGAGTATGTATGACAAACTAAGTATACTTAAAAAAGATCCTAATGGTGAGGTTGCTAGGTTAATTGAGTTTGCAGTGCGTAAACCTCAAGCATTCCACGATGAACCTACACTCGGTAAAGAAATCTTTGATAAGTTTAGATTCAACTACGGTTGGGCAGGACGTGAGTTTATCTTTACGTTGTATAAATATAGTGAAGACGAAGTTCAAAAGAAGATGGATAAATGGGTTGACCAATTTAGAAAAGACTTTGGCGAAGATACAGCTTATCGATTTTATGAAAACTTAATTGCGGCTACAATGACTGCGGGTGAAATAGCAGTTGAGGCGGGCATAGTTAGTTATGATTTGAAAAAGATTTATAACAGGATTGTCGGCGAAATGGTAGCTATACGTGATAACGTAGTTAAGGTTAACGTCATTGATTACGAAGCTCTAATTGGTGAATTTATTAACAACCATCAAACAGGTATTCTCGCATTTAAAGATGGCAAGATTTCAATGGAACCTCGTTCACCATTAGTTATACGTGCTGAACTTGATACTCATATGATATTTATATCTAAGCCCGAGTTTAGAAAACACTTAGCAGAGAACCAAGTAAGTACAAGAGAGTTCTTATATCAAATGAAACAAGCTGGTATAGAAGTGATTGAGAAACGTAAGAAGATGGGTACAGGTTGGAAGGATGCGACAGGTACGGTTAATATTGAGACTTATGTTATTAATACAACTAAGCTATCAGAACGTGCATTAGGAGCCAAACCTGAGCTTGTATAATGAAATAGAATGGGTGTTTCCGTTTGAGGGCATGGAGATAGGGGATAGTTTTTTTATCCCTACTCTTAAAACTTCGCCACTCATTTATGCAATAGAAACGGGGGCAAAACGAGCGGGCGTCAAAATCAGAGCATTTACTACAATGAAAGACGGTTGTATGGGTGTGAGATGCTGGCGTCTAGCTTAGTTTTTATTAATTTCTACCGCGCGTCGATTTAAATCTTTTATATTATCAAGCATATTATTTTCAGATTCAGTCAATCTGTCTAATGCCTCACGTTTTTCTTCCCCATTCCTATTACTTGCCAGAATAAGTTTTTTATAGTCTCTAAGTTTTGTAAGTTGATTATGTAAGTTATTAATAGTCTTTTCAATTGCTACATAACCTTTATTCTTATTCATGTAATCTCTATACTCATCTACTTTGCCCTCTTGTAATAACGCATTTGCAGATGCTTTAGTAGTTACTACTTTGTCATATAGGTCATAGAAGTCACCACGATTGCCCGTAGCTCTTTGATTTTCTAACATAGATCCTACAAAAATAATATCATTAGCAGTTGGTGCAGGTCTATCGCCTGCAAAGTAATTAGATACTTGTCCTACTGTTTGGCCTAAATAACCGAAGTATCCTTTTAGAAGTTTGTCAATCTTAATAGGGGAGTAATTAAGTTGAGCGCCTACTAGTTTAGCTATTTCAGAAGTTTTTTCTGTATATTGTAAATATGGTTCTTTTCTTTGTTGACCCGCGCTTACTACAGGAAGGCCTGAGAATATATCAAAGTTAGTATAATTTTCAGCTAGAGGTCTAACAGCAGAAGGTATAGGTGCAAACCCTGCTACAAGTTCCCATGTCTTACGAAGTGCCGCAGCAGCAACATCCATATCTTCTATATCAGCTTTAGGTGAATTTAATACCCAAGCTCTAGTACCTCGTTCAGCTGCAACTTTTAAAGGTCTTAATTCTTGAGGTACTGGCATACGAAGGCCACCAATGAAGAAGTTATTATTTTGTTGTTCTTCACTTTGATTTTCATACTCATCGTCGCCACTCATAAATGCTGCATACATTGCGGTAAACATGAGGTATTTAGATAAACGGTAAACTAATAATTTTTTACCCTCGGCTTTAGACACACCACTTATGCGACCTCGAGCAGCGGCAATATCACGTGCCATACCTTGAATAGGTGGGTTAACGAAAGGCATCATACGACGTAAGTAAGCCAATGATCTAGACATACCCATTTGTTGATATGGCATATATTGGTGTGATCTTACCGCCGCCAAGTCTTCTGCAGTTTCTCTATCATACCCTTCTGCTTCTAATTCTTTTGTAGCGTTATCATAGATAGCTTCTCTAGCACCTAAATCAGAACCTTGTGCCATACGTTCAAAGAAGAATAAAGACTTTTCCCATAACTTTTTATCTTTGCCTTTATATAGCTTTATAATATCTGCACTGTCTAACACATCTTTTTGCCCAACAATACCATAACGATTAAGCATGGCTGCGTTAGGCGTACGATCAGCTTTAAATTGGTTATTGGCAATAGATTTCCAAGTTTTAGTTATATTATTTAAGAACCCTGCTCTATTACCTGATGTAAATGTTGCTCGGATAGGATCTTCCCATGCTTGGTTCCATACGAACTGAGGCATCATTGTAATACCGTGACGTAAGCCTGCTACCGGGTATTTCATAATATCCCATACAGCACCTGAAATAATTGGTGAAGCTGAGAAAGCCGCCATATCATTCGGATCTAGCACTCTAAAATCTTTAGGTAGTCCATCAACATGAACTGTAATATGATGGTATGCTTTTTTCTCTACATCAGTCATAGGCCTATCGTACCATTGACCAATACCAATTTGTTGCATCATATCAGCAGTTGATTTTGCGGCATTATTTTTAATACCCCGTTGCATCATCCATGACATATTAGCTATGTAATTATCAATAGGATCAGCAGCTGCACGTTTAGAACCTACGAGTCTATATTCTTTGCCCGCGCCTAATAAGCCCGCACCTTTAGTAGTAGGCCTATCAAATGAATCAATCTCTTCTTCTGGTACACGATAAAGTGCTACATACTCAGCTCTATTTAAAAATCTATCCGCTTTTTCTCTTGTATATAATCCTGTATCAACCATAAAATCTAATAAGTCTTTACGTTGTACATTACGCATATCTTGTAAGCGTTTTAATTCAGTACCATATTTTTTGTATGCTTCTTCCGCAGTCTTCTTATCTGATTCTGTCCACTCATCAATATTAATTCTTTCATCTGCCGGAACTGTTTTATTATATTCTGCTAATTCCGCATAACGAGGGCCATAATATCCTGCTACTAACATATCGTATGCAAGTTCTTTGGAACCTAAATCTTGTGCAGCTCTATCAACTAATTCATTCCAGTTTTTAGATATATCTAACATCTTAACTTTATCTGTGCCCGTACTTTCGCCAGCAATAATTAAACCACTCTTACGACGTATTAATCTACCTAAATATAATCCAGCTTGTGCCAATGACATTGAGTTATAGGCTTGTAAATTAATTAAATCCCCGCGTATTTTACCTTCTCTGTACGCATCAACCGCAGGAAGATCAGCATCTAATGCTTTACGTTCAACGCTATAACGGCCGCCAACAATCTTATTACCAAGTTGATCCATCCATTTACGCCATTGGTTAGTATCATCATTAAATACATTTTTAAACTTTTGAATTATACCTTCTTTAGTATCTTCAACATATTTAAGTGGTGTGCCGTCTGGACGAGTCATACCTTCAGGAGTAGTTCTAGCTTGTACTATTTCTTTGCCTGTAGTTACTGCACCAGGACCTTTCATAAGTTCTGGACTTAATAGTAATATTTCACTCAACATACTATGCGCATATTCAGGAATACCAAACATAGACTTAATTAGATTTACAAAGTCAGACCATAAAGTTGCAATCTTACCTTGAGCTGGTTTAAGACCTAATACGCCCGCTCTATTTTGTAAGAAGTTCTTTAGTTTCTTATCTGTGTAAGACTCCATAAAAAATTCTTTTACGTTCTTTTGTGCGTAGAATCCTTCTTGTTTTTTCAAAGACTCTGCCATGAACGCATCAAATAACTTAACCATCTTCTTACCTAATGGTGTTATAGGCGTATGTACATTGTTTACAATCTTAACGTGTTTATCAAATTCAGCGTCAGTCGCAGCGTGAGCAATTTCATGCAAGGTGATATGAGATAAATCTGCAACACGAGGATCTATAAATATAGTATTAGTATTAGGATCGTAATATCCAGCAGCACCTTGTAATTCAGGATTAGTAGAAGTATTTTCTGTAATGACTTTAACAGTTTCTAAATTAGGTACTCTCTCTAACATATTAATAATAGCTTTGTCAGAACGAGTATCTGCAATCTTCATTACCGCTTTAAATAATTGTTTAGCGTTAGTAACCTTATCAAATATAGGATTACGTTCACCTAATTGTTGTTTAGGTGCTTCAAGGATTCCTTTTTCTTCTGCAGTTGCTTCTGCTAATTTTTTATTAGCTTCCTCTTCAGCTCTTATTTGTCTTCCTTCATCAGACATATCTAACGCGCGATTTTTTTGTCTAAAGGTTTCTAATTCTTCTGGAGTTGCTCTAGCTAAAAATTCACTAATTGATTCTCTCGGTTTAGCTCTAGCTTGTTCTATAGTGGTTCCCTCTGGATATGATTCAAGCGTACGCAACGAGGCTTCCTCTGCAGGGGCTTCTTCTTGCATATCAGCTTTTTGTTGTTCACGCGCAAGGTATGCTTCTAATTCAGTATCTGCTTGTCGGTCTAGTGGCACAGCTTTCTTACCTTGTATTTCATCTATAATAAGATCAGATAGTGCTTCTACTCCACCATCTACTTCGTCTAATACATTAGCTGGTAAATAGCCTTCCTCGACTGCAAATTGAACTGCATCATCTAGACCTCTACCATTTTTAGTAAATAGCCCTACAGTAGCACCAGATTTATTTACACTTCTTTCGCCAGTAAGATCAAGTAAATGTTCAATATTGATACCGCCAGTTTTCTTTAATACTGCTTGAATGCCCATAGGCGGCGCTAATTTTTTCTCACTCTTTAATACTTCAGTAGTTTCAGGCGCTAATGGAGCTGAGCGTGGGCCCTCTCGTCCTGCAAGTTGTTGAACATTATCTGTAGTACCTCCCAGTCCAGTTCGGTCAACTCCTTCAATTCCGGTGGTAATTTCTCCTCCCAGGGGTTGTCCAGATACTTCAATGCCTTCTCCAGATCCTTCGGTGATAGCTGCTTCATTTTGTAGTTCCTTAAGTTTAGGAATAGAATTTAAATATTTAGTAATGTTCTCAGATTGTTTTGAAAACTGAGTTTTATCTTTTTGAAAACTTTCAAACGTATTTCTAATCTTTGTATTATCTTCAAGTACGTTTGGATCTAATCCAATAAGTTCGTCATAGAGTTTAACTCTATTATCTTTAGAACCT